AACACTTGTTTAAGAGTTGCTGTTGACCTAAATAATTTAGTACCTGAGAGTAGAGAAAAATCTTTAGCTATCACACATCTAGAAGAAGTGATGTATTGGGCTAATGCGGGAATTGCTAGAAACAGTTAAGTACTTCTTTCATCGAATCAGATGCAGAGAATGTAGGAGGCATGGATAAGGAGGAAAATGACAACTGCGGATCAGAGAAGGAAACAGTACTGGGCAATTAAGGAACAATTAACAACGCACGAGAAAAAGATTATCAACTTCTATGAACTTATGTGGGCTCTGAGAACTCACGTTCCAACTCTTGAAGAAGTAGCCCAACACTTAAAACTTTCACAGGTTACAGTTAACTACTCTTTACAACGTAAGCCAGTTATTAAAGCTTTAGAAACTAGAGGAATTCCTTTTAGACAACACACTCAATCTGAACTTACAGCCACACAGGTAGCAACAGCAATCACGATGATGAACTTTTCAGATGTACGATCTAATCCCGAGAAACTGGATCAGCTTGGAATTAACCCGCAACAATACGATGCCTGGTTGAAAGATCCACAGTTTAAGAATTTGATTGATAGTTTGGTAGATCAGAATTTAGCTAACATTAAACCAATTGCTATTACTGAGTTAACTAAGAAGATTAACGCTGGAGATTTTAACGCAATTAAGTACTACTTAGATACAACTGGTGCAATGCAGAATAACGATGCGCCACAGAGTGAACAGCTCTTACGAATGCTCATTGAGATCATTCAGAAGCACGTTAAAGATCCTGTGATTATCATGGCCATTGCCCAGGATATTAAATTAGCATCTGCCAACCGTACTTTAGAAGTGGCGGCTACTCCCCCTCAGATTACGGGCTCCATTGTTGAAGATGTAGAGCTTGAGGATGCTAAAAAGAAACTGGGTATTATGTAATGGATAAAAGGTCAAGAGCAGCCACAGAGCAAATTCAAAGTCAAGAGCTAGTATTAGCAGTTTTTACTGAATCAGATGGAACTTTCGAAATCTTCCGTAAAATTCAAACTCCTGCTTGGGTTGCCAATTCAGTCTACTTCATGGACCACGATTCTGAGGGGAGATGTTATTGTAAATGGCTGTCACCTTCACCCCCAATATCGGATTGGCCAAGCCTACTAAAACTGAACTAGCTTTAGAGTGGGCACGTAATACAAAGTTAGCAGAAGACAACAACCTGATTATCGTGGATAAGATGGACGTTAATTTAATTACTTATACTCCTGCTATTATCGGTCCTACGACTAATCCTAATCAAGGTGTTGGTGTTAAGTACGGAGAATACTTTGAAGTACAGGGATACATTTTTGGTTTAGTTAGTTTCCAATTTTTAGATCCTGGAGTTGCTGCGGGAACTGGTACAGGTGGTTATGGACTTAGTTTACCAACATTAGTAGATGCTGCATTCCATAATGTAGGAGCTACTTTAAATGATGTTCCTGGAACTGCCTCTGTTATTGGTGAAGGATATCTAAGAGATTCTAGTTCTATTCCTTTTAGCGGTACAGCAGCCGTTGATGTAGTTGCTGTGGCTGGTGTTCATTATGCTAGATTAATGACTGAAACTTATACAGGAAAAACATCTAATTTCTGGGGCCCTGGAGTTCCTGCAAACGTAGCTACAGATGATTGGGTCTCTGCTAGTTTCTTCTATAAGAAAGCTTAGGAGGTGAGTTAGAATCGGAACCACAGTAACAACTAACCTTGGATTAGTTAAACCGGATACTGATGAACGTATTCAAGAAGCCTTACCAACATTTCCTGGTTGGGCTGCTCAAAACACTATTAACATGGATAAGATTGATGCTCTGTTTAGAGCTACTTCTGCTACCTATACTTTAAACTGGACTGCTGATACTACGAACCCAACTTTAGGTGCTGGCGGATTTACAGAGGGAAAGTTTATTCGTCTATGGCCGAGAATGGTGATTGGATTCTTTAGACTTAATATTGGAGGTGCTGGTGCTCTGGCTGGATCAGGAACTTATAGATTTAACTTACCTACAGGTGTTGCACCCGAGATGACTTTAACAGATGATGTATTCCCTATTGGTAAAGCTTTCTTTCTAGATTCCAGTGCAGCTGTTTCTAGTTCAGTTTTCCTTGCCTCTTTTAGACCTTCTACAAATAATTTCTTTCTTCGTACACCTGGTGGTGGCGGTTGGTCTGATACTGTACCTGTGGCTTTAGGACAAAATGATAAACTATCTGGTTATTTTATGTATCCAACGGCAGATGCGTGATGGTACTTTCATTAGAAACGCCAGCAGGCGCTAACTTCATTAAAGATTGGTCTTCTCAGAATTCAGATAACTGTGAAACTATAGACGCATATGCTGGACCTTATGCTATACAAACTTATATCCCTATTCTTACAGCTGTAACCACTCCCCCGGTTTTAGGTGCTACTGGAGTTATTACAGGTTTTTACTATAGGATTTTTGATCAGATTTACTCATGGGGTGAATTTAAATTTAATGGGGCTGGTTCCAATAAGGGCGCCGGCACATATATAATCACATTACCTTTTAAAGCTAAGACTGTGTTTCCTCCTTCTGATCTTTCAGGTGAGGGTCCTGTTATTGGTAATGGGATGACTTATCAAGCTTCGCTAGCTTCAGGTAGACAGCCAGTTATAGTACAATTAAGGACAGTAAATTCAATGATGTTTAATATTAAAGCTGATACTGCATTTGGAACTCGTGCAGTTTCTGGAACTGATACTCCTTTTGCATGGGCAAATGGTGATGGCGTAAAATGGTTTGTAAAGTATCAGCGTGATCCGACATGACAAATCCTAGTATTAATGTTCCCGGTCCTAGAATAGGTACTGATGTTGACGCACCTAGTTCTCAAACAGTAACTAAATTTCATGCTAATTCTGATGTAGATTCTACAGTTACTGCTCAGCACCATACTCTAGGGATTCAACACAATCAAGCTAGTCCTGGTGATCATACTCATAATAATAAGTCTTCTAAGAAGATAGGTAAAGGTATCAATCCTGCTTTCCCCTCTGTGGCCAGTGCTACTTATTCGCAAGCACAAATTCAATCTCTTATTGACGCTTTAAGAGCTTTGGGACTTGGAACATGAAAACTTGCTACTATTGTGGATCAACCGGTAAGGAATTACGACCTTATGGTCCTGGTGGAAGTGACGTTTGTTTTCCTTGTGCAATGGAAACTCCTGAAAGGGAAGCTGAAGCGAAAAGTATTTTTGGAGTATTAACTGATATGACTGGTAGTTTAGGTGTAACTCTAATAGGAACTGAACAGGGTCCTATTAATGTAGATATAGAAGATATTGAAAAGATGAAGTAATGGAAGACTTCTTAGCAGAACTTGCTAGAAATTTAGCAGCTGCGGCTAAAAGCCCAACGTACTTAGTTACAGTCCAAACTCAGATACTCATGAAGAATTTCATAAATCTGCTAAGGTTGGTCGTCTATTGCGAGGGGGCAATAGAAGTGGTAAATCTACAGCAGGTATTGTAGAAAGTATTTGGAGAGCCACAGGAAGACATCCATATCAGAAAACACATGATTTACCTGTCATGGGCAGAATTGTAACTGTTGATAAAGATAACGGTATTGAACTAATTATTAAGCCCTTGCTAAAGCAGTGGACCCCTACAAGTGAACTAGTTAATGGTTCTTGGGAAGATTCTTGGAAAAATCGTGGATCTACATTAACTTTTAGAAATGGCTCCACTATTGAAGTAATGACACATCAACAAGAAACAGAAGCTTTTGCTGGTGTTCCACGACATTTCGTACATTTTGATGAAGAACCTCCTAGCGCTATTTTCAATGAATGTCGTCTTAGGTTAATTGACTTCAATGGTTGTTGGTACATGACCATGACACCCGTACAGGGTCAAGATTGGATCTTTGATCGTTTCATTGTAACAGCGAACAAAAACGTGGATATGTTTGAAGTTGACATCGATAGCAATCCACACTTGAATCAGGAAGCGCTCAGACTTCTTGGTGAAGACTTAACTGACGAAGAAAAGGAAGTAAGAGAAAAAGGAATCTTTGTTCCTAAGGGTGGTTTAATTCTTAAAGAATTTAATTATAATAGACACGTTATTGAAGCTCATGGTCCCATTCCGGCATCATGGGCTATTTATGTATCTATTGACCATGGCTTCAACAATCCAACTGCTATTCTCTGGCACGCTGTCTCACCTAAGGGTGAAGTAGTTACTTTCAGAGAACACTACAAAAGAAAATTGATTATTAAGCAGCATGTAAAAAGAATTAGAGAAATTAATGCAGAGATCGGTAGGGAGCCTATTCTTTATATAGGAGATCCTTCTATGGCTCAGAAAACTGCGGAGACGGGTACTTCTGCATTACAGATTTATAGAGACAATGGAATTCCCCTTATGCAGGCTAAAAGAGATGTTAAGGGCGGACTTGATAAGATGAATGAATATTTTGAATTTGATAGATGGCATATCACGAAGCAGTGTCCTAATATGATCAAAGAATTTAAAGGCTATAGTTTTAAGGTTTTTACTTCTCCTAAGATTGCAGATAGAAATAATGTACGTGAAGAACCTAATAAAAAGAATGACCACACTCCAGATTCTGCTAGATACTTCTTTACTCTCATGCCCTATTTAACTCCAACAGTTAAACGACTTGATAGAGGTGTGAGTCAGACATTAACTAATAGAGAAGATTTCCCTTGGGAGGTTGATTCTGAATTATATCAAGATAACGATAATGATGATTATGCTTTTGGGGAAGTTTAATGGATGATAAAGTAAAGAAGTTTTTTGAACGCTTTGGCAGATTGCCAACGGAAGTAGATCCTGACTATCTGGAGATGATAAGAATGAGTAAGTATCAGATATCAGATGTTCCAATGTTTAAACCTGGCAAGTGTGCCAATTGTGGAGCATCTAAAAATGATGGAAGGCGCTACGTTGATTTCGGGCTAGAAGTTGACTGGTACGGAACGGTTTTTCTCTGTGGGGATTGTCTTACAGATGTTGCTAATGCAATGGGTTTGTTTGATAAATTTAAAGAAGCTATTGAAGAAGTAAAAGCTAATAGTTTCTCTCTGGACGTATTGAGGGAACAAGGTTTTGCCGTTCAGTACAATCTTGAAAAGTCTATTGGGGAGGTGAAAGAATACTTTGCTAATTTACATTCTCTTGGGGATGATAGCAGCTCTGACAGCAACTCTAGTGTGGTCGCTACAGAGACAACCACTGAATCAGCAATTGATGAAGCAAAACCAAGAGTTACTAAATCGTCTACAGTCTCCGGACGTGAGAACCTTCCAAGCCTTGCAGACCTCCTTAATGGTTCAGCCGGAAACTGAATATATTCTTAGAGATGATGAATCAGAAGCTAAAAGATTAAGTGCCCAAGGTGTTGGTGAAGAAATATATTTAGATGAAAATGCTGTTAGAGCGTTTGCTCTAGGTGACTATGGTTTAGGTTTAAATTCAGAAGAATTTAGAAACTAATGACTCAATCGATTAAGAAATTAATTAGTAAACTGGCAACTCAGCCACAGGTGCAGCCTGAACAGAATACCACAACTGTAAATAGTATGGGGATCTTTACTGAACAAGGTAGAGATGCTGATAAGGTAAGAGAAAAATTAGCTGCTATTGGTATGGAATGGTTTCATCAATGTCAAAGTGAAAGAGTTGGGCAAGAGCGTCAATGGTATTTTAACTTAGCATTCTTCCTGGGTAATCAGCACGTTAAGTTTAAATCTGCTACTAATGGTACCTTTGATCTTTATACACCTAAAGCTCCATACTATAGAGTTAGACTTGTAATCAATCAGACTCGTAAGATTGTACGTAAAGAGATTTCCCGACTGACTGCGCAGAAGCCTAATGCTTTTGTTGTTCCTTCATCCTCAGAAGATGCTGATGTATTTGCTGCACAAGCGGGAGAACAGATTTGGGACTCCCTGTGGCGAAGATTGAAATTAAATAGAGTTCTTAGAGAATCAGTTTTCTGGCAGGCTGTTTGTGGAAATGGATTTATTAAAACTTATTGGGACCCTACTAAACTTGACCCTGATAACCCTCAGATACCGGGCGATATTTGTATCCATAACGTAACTCCTTTTCACATCTTTGTGCCAGACTTAATGCAAACGGATATTGAAGAGCAGCCCTACATTATTCATGCACAGGTTAGAACTAAAGCATGGATTCAACAAACTTTTAATATTGATGCTTCTAATAGTAGCGTAGAATCAGTTGACGCACCCTTGCAGAGTGTATTGGGAGTTACTAGAAATGATACTAAAAAGGATCAAACGGTTGTTTTAGAGATTTGGGTTAAACCAGGTTACTTGCCTGATCTTCCTAATGGTGGCATGTTCACTATTGCTGCTAATCAGGTGGTACAGGGATACGATCAATGGCCTTATGAGCATAATCAATATCCAATCTCTAAATTGGATGCTAGTCCTACTGGTAAATTTTATACCTCCTCTATTATCGAAGATTTAATTCCCTTACAGAAGGAATTGAATCGTTCTCGCAGTCAATTAATTGAATCAAAGAATAGAATGAGCAAGCCACAGTTCGCCGCTGAAGAAGGTTCAATTGATGCGAAAAGAATGACTAGTGAACCTGGTCAAGTTATTTTATATAAAATGGGTCATTCTCCCCCACAGCCTATTCCATTACAGAATCTTCCAAGTTATGTAACAGAAGAAATTAATAGACTCTATGATGATATGGCTGATATCAGCGGTCAGCATGAAGTAAGCAATGGAAGTACACCGCCTGGGGTTACCGCCGCAACTGCAATTAGCTTCCTGCAAGAGCAAGATGAAAGTTTGATCGCTGGTAATTATTCTTCAATTGAAGAAGCTGTTGAAAAAATTGGTGGCCAGTCTTTAGTACTTGTTAAAATGTACTGGGATGAGAAACGTACAGTTAAAGTTGTTGGCATTGATGGGACGTTTGATGTCCAGACGTTTAAGAATTCGGATATTCGTGGCAATTCTGATATTAGAGTTGAAGGTGGCTCTGCACTTCCACAGTCCAGAGCAGCTAAACAAGCCTTCCTTATGGATCTAATGAAGATGGGCTTTATACCTCCTGATGAAGGTTTGGAAATGATGGAGGTGGGTGGCCTTAATAGAATTTATGAGCGTGTTCAGATAGATAAAAGACAAGCTCAGCGAGAAAATCTTAAAATGCGTGTTGTTACTGATCAAGATATACAGCAGCATCAGCAAGACTGGATACAGAAACAACAAGAAACTGCACAGCAACAACAGCCTACAGATCCTCTGTCTCCACCTGTTCCAAATCTGGCTAATCCTAATGTTACAAAAGAAGTTGATTCTGGCCTGAATCTTGTACCTCCTCTTATTATCTCAACTCATACATATGATAATCACGAGATTCATATTAAATTACATAATGATTACCGTAAGAGTCAGAATTTTGAAGCTGCTTCTCCTATTACAAAAGCTCTTTTTGAAGAACACGTTAGACAGCATATGGAAGCATCTATGGCTGCCTTTACGGGGCAAATACCTGTTGATCCTAATTCACTTCCTGATAATAGTGGTGGCGGTCAACAAAATCCACAAGGGCAAGAAAGTTCAACAGGTCCGGTACCAATGCCTGAAATGTCAGGAGATCAATCACAGGGAGGACAAGTAACAGGATGACTCATCAAATTACAGCTCCGAATCCTAGTTATGTAGACAAACGACGTTCCTATAGAGATGATTTCGAAACTAGAGTTGTTGCAGGACCTGTCGTTTTTACTGCAAATGCTGGTGGTACAACTACAACTATTGTTGGCGCTAACGCTGCCCCGGGTACTAATACTAATGTTATTCGTATTGGTGATGAATTTAAACTCTTTACAGCTGCTGGTGTTTTAAAAGAAGAGAAAGTCTTTAGTGTTACAGCACAAGCAGTCGCTGGTAGTACTACAGTTACATTCTCTCCTGCCGCTGCTGTGGCTACAATTTCAACAGATACTATGAAATTAGTTGGAGAATATAATCAGAATAGTACTGCTGAAATGGATCGTAGACTTGTTGCTTTAGGTTTTACTGCTGCTCGTGTGGCTACTATGACAGAAAATGATAAACAATTTCAAATTAGGGTAAGTGATGATCCCGGATCACTCTGATGGCTGAAAGCGCTACTGGATATAGTGACTTTTATAAAAATAATAGTTCTGAGGGAGCAAGCGTAGGAGATAATACTTCTCCTGATAGTACAGATACTACCGGCGATAAACTGAGAAAAAGAGCTCTTAAAAAGAGGCTCAAGCTAATGAAACTGAAAGCGAGTTAGAAATGGGTCAGCCTACTCCTCCGGGAGATAGTCCACTTTTCGACGGATTATCCGCAGAGTGGAACGACGTTATCAGTGCTTTTCCGGAAGATAAGAGAGCTGAATT